CTAGACAAGTAGTAAATCAATATTTTCGTGGTCAAAGCCAAGCTCACCGTAACGCCTCTTCTGAAGTTCTTCTTGGCATTTTGGACAACCCTCCACCAATTTGTTAGGACTAAGGATTAGTTTGCATCTTTGGCAAAAGAATTGGATTCTAAAACCTATTCCTTCATTCATTTTTTTGCTCCATTCTGAACTTTAAACGAGCCATTACTTTGGATATATCATCTTCACGGGTTTTATATGAGAGATCCCACGCCATCATATGAAACTCGTTCAAATAATTAAGTAATCGTAGTTCGTTTTGGATTGGATACAGTTTTTTAACATTTGAATCGTTTGCGTGTTCCAATAGTATGGCGATCCGTTCTGGTGGTGTTGGGGCTTTATTATATGTCATTGTGAGATATAGATATAGAGAGAATATAAATTTTATGTCGCAGATTCTCAACAAATATATTAAAAAAAATTCACCAGCTAACGCTGTCGCACCCACCCGCCCGACCTATTCTCAGGGTTTGACTCAATTAATGATAAACAAACACATCTAAAAATCTACCTAAATTAAGGTTGGTTGTAGGTAGGAAAGGGGGCGCGGGGGAAAGGGAGGGTATATTTATTAGGTATTTAGTTATAATTTATGGAGATTGATTTACTTGTTGCATCATTGGTCCTGGTTGCGTGTGTATTTATTGGCATTTCCGGCACTATCATTACTAGGAATAAAGGAAACAATCCGACAATTTTTAGACGTAGAATTAAAGAATATGAAGAAGATAATAAATCCTTAATGTTAGAAATTAGAAGATTAAAGGGACATATTGCACGCCAAAAAAGGGGACCCGAAATAACAGAATCAGATATTAAAGCGGGCGGTCATACCGTTTTAGATACGGTTATTGATGGATTACCTAATAATTATAAAAAACTCGCCAAAAAGTATAAACATTTAGTGGAGCCGTTAGTTATAGATAAAGATGGAAACCTTAAACCAGAAGTTACAGAAAAACTACAAGACATTATTAGCAAACCAAACACCAGAACAGAGAAACAGCAGGAACAATACATCGAATCTCTCTAATGTAATTAAACGCCCCCTAAAATGCCGCCTGTGTGATGGTAACGGCAAAATATACCGTAATGATATAGGGGCGCGCGGGATAGAATACTTTTATCTAGAGCACTGTGACATGTGTCATGGTAAAGGGTTCAGCATTAATTAAAAAACTCCTACCCATTGGACTAGTAATAGGCGGGTTATATTTTTTATCACAGTCTAAAAGAGTTAATATTTTTAGAACAAAAGAAATTCCCGATATTACCGTTCAACCAGTAAAAAACATACCCATAATATTTGATAAATTAACACCCATTCCCACACTTGAACCCGATGAAAAAACATTATTCCGAAGATATGGACAACTATACACTAAAACGAGCGATAAAGTTGATACCACCTATAAGCACCCTGAATATGCTAAAATGTTCTATGGTTCGGGGAGTGATCCGCGCGCACGAGCAGACTTTCAAAGATGGTTAGAAAAAAACCGCACGATAAGTAATGTAGATCGATATATTCCCATATTTAATGAGGATAACGATTAACTTAATAATAAACTCACTTTAATCTAAAATATGGTCGTGTGGTCCAAAATCGCCCCCTTAGCACTCTTAGCTTTGGGCATTCTCTTCATTGGTAATGCGATATCTCGTCCAGCTCACGCCGTGCAAACTTCCCAAGCGTTGACTTCTGCCGGCGTGGGCTTAGGTTCGACATTAGGTCATATTGGTGCGGGCATTGAACAACTAGGTTCAGGTTTAGGAACAGGCACATCTAAACTACTAAACCCATTATTTACGGTAAAAGATTTAATTGGCTATGGGGCTCAACCTCAAACAATCGGACAATCTGGATTTAATCCAGAAACCGGATTAAGTAATAATGGCACACCGCTAACAGCGTCACCAAATACTAAAAACTTTGTTGAAACTTTAAGCCCTAGTTACATTTTAAATACAAATGCGACTTATTCATTTATTGAGGATAATTACAATCCAACGGATCAAATCGCAATTAAACGAGCCATAGAAGAATCACGCGCTAAATATCCGGAGTACTTTAACTAATGCCTAAGTATAAGACTATAAGAATTGCTAAAGTTAACGGAGGTTCAAGACTTCAAAGAGTTCAAGTTTTAGCCAATGGGAAGTATAGATTTGTAAAAAATACCAAAACAAGAGGAGTATCAAAACGATTATCCATTACAACTAAAACAAGACGAAAAAGGCGTAAATCAACTCGTAAATATCAAATTCGTAAGACAGCCAGACGTGCATATACAGGTATTAAGAAAAAGGTTCGCCGAAAAACTAATAAGGATAGTATGTGGAATTGGTAATATGGCAAAATCATTAAAATCTATGTTTAAATCAAAAACCGCCGCTAAAATTTTGGCAGGAATGGGGCTCGCCGTTGCTGTTCCTATGGCGGTTAGTTACGTAGCACCAACGCTTTCTCCAAATCTGACGCGAGGAGTAACAGCTATGTCAGGATATTTACTCGGCGGTGTTGAAACCGTTATCGGTTCTTTTATTCCGATGTTTTTGGGGGGCGCTATGCGTGAACAACCTCAATCCGGAGCAGGTTTAACCAGTGGAGGAACACTTTGACCGTTCCACTAGTTCGCCGTTATAATGCCGATCTAGTTACACTTGACGTTCCCGTTAATGCAACCGATGCAATCACCGGCGAAACACAACTACAATTATCTAGAGACAACAGCATCGAAGATTTTGTCAATAGCCCCGACACAACAGCCGCGGGCGACTTAATCGCGACTCAACTATACATTAACCAACTTCAAGCAGGACCCGAGTTCTTCTCTGTATCATCGAGCCCAACTACAGCCGGACGGCAACCTGTAGGTCCAATTCCAATTTCTGCCCAGGGTGGAAAACAAATTTCTTATCGTTCACAAGCACAAGCAACCGTAACAGCTTTACCATATACCTATTCATTCCAAATTCGTTACCGAAATATGTTCTAGGTGACTTAACCAATGGTAGTCCTTAACGGCAGGGAATTTAGAACCGAGCCAAACAGCACCAGGTTAATTACTACTCCGATTGGTGTGACATTAGATGCTAACACACGGCAAGCCGTGGATTTTGCTAATCGTTTTGGCGGACCGGCAACATCATTAATAATTGATAATACTGATGCGGCGCAAGCCATAACGTATAATATTAATGGACAATTTCTAACTCCGTTAAATCTAGCGGCTTCATCATTCCGAACCTTTGATAATATGATTATTTCAAGAGTTGAGATAGATTCAACAGGCGGACCATCTACACAACCAGTTCAAATTACAGCACAAGTAGCAGGGCGTTCGTATGAAATCGGTCCGCGCGTAGCCCCTCAAGAGGAGTCTTTAACTTGAGTTTTGGCGGAGGCGGCGGCGGATCTGGCTCTATTACGGCTCACAAACACAATTCACAAGCCGGTGAAGGCGGACCATTGCAATTAAAACAATCAACTACTAACGGTTCAACATTTCAATTAAACAATGGCACTGAAATCATCTTAGAGGCGTTGATATAATGGTTCAAATATCTAACGAAAACGGTTTTTGTAAAATCGTTATTAATATTGCAGACGGTGACATTCCATATACGCTCCAAAAACCTTCAGGACTGGGAGCTTTTTCGTTTCAATATCAAGAGGTTGCCTATCAAGTTCCAGCAGATAGGAAATTTTTAATGACTGGTGTGACTTTTTGGACAAAAGCCGCCCCTGTAAATCGCTATTTATGGGATTCGCCTACTGCTAACACAGCAGCTGGCATAAGATTAGGATCCAATCTACCCGTTATGGAAACAGGATTAGCGGACCAAATCCCTATAACCTGCCCGTTTTATTATGAATTTGGGAGCCTAAGGCACCCAGTTATTGAGCAAGCCGCAACCGATCAGGGTACGGTATATATTCACGGAGTGGAGACTGCCGCTTAAGATGCACCATAAAAAATTTATTTGTAAAATGTGCGGTAAACCAGTCGGTGATCATACCTTATCTCAGTCTCAAAACTGTTTTTATCAATCAAAACTTCAATGTGAGGAAATTGATTAGGTGGTGATTAAATGGATTCAAATACTATTATCGCTATGATTATTGGATTAGCTGCCATTATTACGCCAATATCAACGATCGCTATGCTTAAGGTACATAACCAGAACATCAAATGATTGAAGCGGCGATCGCGGTAAGTCTCGCCGTGTTAGGGCTTACAATTCATAATATGCGTTGTATCCATAGAATAGAAAAAAGACTTCTTTATTTTATCTATGAAGAAAAAAAAGAGAAACATGATTTACTAGACAAGTAGTAAATCAATATTTTCGTGGTCAAAGCCAAGCTCACCGTAACGCCTCTTCTGAAGTTCTTCTTGGCATTTTGGACAACCCTCCACCAATTTGTTAGGACTAAGGATTA